GTCTGCGCGCCCAGGTGACGGTCGAGGTCCATCAAATGCGCCAGCTTCGCCTTCGCCGAGTCATCACTCGGCGCAGGCGCAGGCTTCAAATGCTGGAGGAAGGGGTCCATCACTTTTTCTTGTGGTGCGACTTTTTGGCAGGGGTGGGGGCCTCGACGACAGGAGCCGGAGGCACGACAGAGGCTTGAGCGAAGAAAGCCGCCGTCGCCGCCTCGACACTGGCGAAAGGTTCGACGAGGGAAACATCCCCCTGCCAACCAGCTTCACCCTGGCCGAGGAAGGCCGCGCCCTCGCGCAGGTCCGAGACGATCACACCGCCCTCGACCTCCTCGACGAAGACATTCTCAGGCAGCGGCAGCAAAGCAGGAGGAGCGGCGGGCGCCACGACGACCTCGGGGGCCGTGCTCTCCGTAGCTGGAACAGCGGAGGAGGGTGTCACGTCAGGCGCAGGCTCAGAGGCCACAACATCGGGCACCTCCACGAGCTTCACGCAGGGCAGGGAGCCAATCTGGGTGATGGTGAGAGGTGCGATGATCTTGGGTGCCACGGCATTGAACTCCGCCAAATCGAGCGCCTTGCCATCCAGGCACAGCAGATTCTCATGCTCCGGGCAGCGCCGGAAAAAGCGGCCCAGCGGGAGGCGGATTTGCGCGACCGTGCGAGACACGGCAGGGATGTAGATGAGGGCTTTGATCATGGAGAGAAAAGTTTTCACCCAAAAGGGGCGGCCCCTTGCGAGGCCGCCCCGATGGTTGAGTTGATGGCGCTTACTGGTCGATCAAACCAGGATAGCTAATCGCGTGCTTGATGATGGACAGCGCAGGCTTGTTGCCGACACGATCCTCACGGAGGCACTGACCAAAGACGCTTTCAATGTAGCGTTCTTGGACGAAGCCACCGTTGTGACTGTCTTCCTGGCGTTGATTGCGAACGCTGCCGTAACCACGGTAGGCCATCTGGCGGAACATAAACGGCGTGGCCCCGAGAGGCGTGCCGAGTTTGTTGCAAAGCACCACGAGGCTGCCGATGGCATGGGTAGCCGTGTGAATGGCACTGTTCCACGTCACCCCACCGATGGTGGTATGGCGGATGTCCAGAGTGACACCCGAGTTCGCCGTGCCGCCGAGACGGGCGGAAACGGTGAGCTTGTTCCCGTCGTTCGTGGACACTTCGTAGAAGCCCCACTTGCCGGCGTCCGTGGCCGCATTCGGTGGGTTTTGGATGCGAACGTAAAACACGTCCGAGGCAGGAGTGTCAGGAGAGACACCATTGTCGTAACCGGTGGCGGTGAGCTTCCAGCAGCGCGCCGTGGTGGCGGTGAGATCCGCCAGAATATCGAGCGGGCTCCAGCGGAAGGCAAACTTGGGGAAGTATTTGAAATACTTTTTCTTGGTTTTGTCGGCGGACACATTGCTATTACCGCCCTTGATGTCGAAGGTGGCCGTGCCTGCCGAGATGGCATAACCGAGCAGCGCCTGCGGATTCAGAGGTGAACCCACCGCACCCTCAATGTCGCCACGACGAGGAACGTATTCCTTGATCAGATGGCCGTCGATTTTAGCGACGCCACCGGAGAAGAGGTAGTTCCCCATGCCGCGATCCATGGCACTCTGGAGATTGGCCCGATAAACCGGGTCATTCTTGAGGCCAAAGACGGCGTTGTCGGTGCCCATGACCACCGAACCCCAGATGGGGTTCCCGCTGGCATCACGTCCGATCTTGGCGGGAGTGCCGCCGAGAGGCTTGAGGATGGCACCACCTTTGAGGATGGCGTCATAGCTCAGGGTGTCGCCGATGGTGAGAGCATCCTCGCCGTCGGTGTTCACATAGAAGTGATTGTTCGTGTTGCTCTTGTGGAGCATGGTCATGAGCATGGAATGACTCTTCATCTTTCCAAGCCAGGAGCCGAGCTGCTGGGGCACCTTGCGGGTGAGTTCGGTGCCGAGGCCCATTTTCTCCATGCCGCGCTTCTTCCAGCGCGTTGCACCACGGAGCCAATCGACGGTCAGCTCGAAGTCGCCCAGGAGCATTTCCTCGAAATCATCGCTGGTTTCAAAGAGGTCGTCGCCCTGCTTGCCTTCATCGCCGAACTCTGAGGTAACGGTGAACTTGATGGTTGATCCCGCACCCGAGGCGGTTTCCGTCTTCGTCTCGATGATGGAATCTTTCCCACCTTCTAGAGACATGAAAGGGTCTTCTTCCCCTTCGTGGATACTGACAGCGCGATCCCAGATTTTCCGGGGGTCCACGCCTTGCTGAGAGAGTCCCGTCGTTCCACCTGCGTTGGTGTAGTCGTTCGGGCCGTTGCCGTTGTAGTCTGCCATATTGTTAGTTGGGGTATGGCGTCCCCTGAGTCCTTCCCGCTATGCCGCCCACTTACCTTCCATGCCGTCGATCAAAGCGTCGAGGTCATGGGAGTTCGTGATTCGGTTCGGGTCAAATCCAGGTGCCGCCGGTGCTGTATTGCCGGCATTTCCGCCGGCGAGGAGCGCCGACATGGGGGGGCGGTTCTGGGGCACAGGCTGGGGCGTGGATTTTTGGACAAGAGTAGGGGCAGCGGGCGCGACCTGCATTTCTGCGGCGGCCTGCTGGAAATAGAACATCGCGCTAGACGGCGAGTTGTAGATGGCTTGGTGAGCTGGGTCCGGGCTAGCTGCGTAGCTTTGCTGGATCTCCGCCGCTCTCTGAGTGAGTGCGCTCTCGGGATTGGCGGCATCGGGATAGGTGCGCTGTGCTGCTTGCAGATTGGCCTCCCACTGCGAATTAAACACCTGTTGCTGATGCTGCGCGGTGATGGCTTCCTGCTGCTGGTTCTGCACAAACTTGGCCGACTCCACACGCTCCAAAGCGTTGATTTGCCGCAGCGCGGTGACTTCCGCGTCAGCGTCAAAGTTTGAGCGAGCCGTCTGGTAGGCATCATAGGCCGCAGCCAGTTCGGGCGATTGTTCGCCGGGGGCCGGGAGTGTCACGTCAGCCGCCGGGGCGGGTGGCTGATGTTCCACGGGAGCCGGGGCAGGCGCTGGAGCACGACCTAACGCCGTGAGTGCCTGAGTCTCAGCCTGCGCAAAGGAAAGCTCACGACCATTCAGCCGCGCATCCTTGATGAGCGTCGCGACTTGGAAGTCGAGTTCATCCCGCACGGGCAGCTTGATATTCCGGGGCATTTCACCCGGACGTGTCAAACCATCCTCAGAAGGTGCCGCCGGGGCAGGTGCCGGAGATGGGGCAGCTTCCGGGGCATGAACCTCCGGGGCATTCTCATCGGGCAACGGGGGAAGATTCATCCCCTCAATGGCAAGCGCCAGCGATTCCGAATCATTGATCTTGTCGAAATCCACGCCCCAACTTGCGCCTGGAACCGGCGTCTCCGATGTCGCCGCAGGTGTATTTGAAGTTGAGAGTGCGTTGTTGCCCGAGGGAGCCACGGGCACGGCGGTTGCAGCACCTGCGGGCAGAGCCTCGCTGGAACTTGCGGGTGTTTGGGTAAGAACCTCAGACATGAGGCCATGATGGTGCGGGTATCCCCAAGATGTCAAGCGGGTAGTGTCGCGTCATTCACACGCCCAACCCAGGCGATGCCGCCCGTGTCGGACTTGGGGCGCGATCCATGGCGCGCTGCTGATGGCGTGGCATCTCCGCCACGGACACCTGCGGATGATACAGCGTGCCACCGCTCCGCGTGATCAGCGCCAGCGCCAGGGCAATGACCCAGTCGTCATGCTTTCCGGGTGCCGCTTCCTCCCTGCCGCTTTCCTTGCGCACGAAGAACTCAAGCTCCGCCAGCACATGCAGCGCCGGGCACTCGATCCCGCTGCCGTCGATGTCCCACTCGCGTATCGCCTTCGCCAGTTGCTCGATGCACCATCCCCGCTGCTGCTCGCCGTCGGTGCCTTTCGTCCAGAATCCATACTTGCCCGTCGGGCGGTTGTCGTCTTTCTCCGTCGCCGGCCTCTCGCGCTCGTAGATGTGTGCGCCCAGCGTGCGCAGCTCTCGAATAAATCCGCGATCATAGTTCGCTTCCGGCACGATCAAACACCCGCCATAGTAGCGGCTCAGCTTCCAGGCCAGATGCGCCAGCGGTATCTGGTCGATGCGACAGCCCGCCTTGCAGGTTGCTACCACCTTCGGCTTCACCCAGCGCCCGCGAGCGGTGTCCACATAGCCATCCCGCAGCACGAGCAGCGTGTGGCAGTCCGTATCTCCACCCTCGGTGACCTCCGCGCCGGCGGCCAAGTCAGCCGACAAGACGTAACGATGCCCGACTCGTGGCGACTCATAAATGAGGAAATCCGCCTCATTCTCCCCGACGACATCCCGCCGCACAAAGTAACGATTCGTTTTCTGAGGATCTTCGAGAATGACGCGCCGCAGGTCCGCTTGCGCGCGCTCCGCCTCCGCCCGCAGTCGTTGCAGGCCCAGGCGCGAGAATCTCGACGGCATGGTGCTCTTGAATCCGGCCTCGGGTGTCGGCGGGTATTCACGATCCCGGTTATCGGCATCACGCTGGCATTCATTGATTAGTACATCCCGCCAGTATTTGATTTGCTGGGGCTTGAGCCGGAACTTCCGCACCATCTCCCGCTCGGCCAGCGCCTCGCTTTCACTGATGGCCCCGACGCCGTTCATGATGTCGGCAGCCTCCTGCTCATCGCGCACGTCCATCCACGAGTCCTCGAACATGAACCAGGGCGCGAACACCTTGATCCAGCCGTTGCCCCGCTTGCCACGCTTGAACTCCTCGAAGGTCACGGCCCCCGGCACGTTCTTTTCACGATCGCCCTGCCATTTGTGATAAAACTCGCCAAAGCCGCCCTTCACCGTGGTTTCGAGCACGACGAGCGTGCCGGGCAGTTTTGGCACGCAGTTTTGCACACCGTTAAGCACATGGCTGGCATTGCTCACGCCCTGCTCCGCCCAGCGCGCGACCTCAGTTAAAAGCGCGACCTGATAAGTGCCCGAGCGCCCCGCTTCTGGATCTCGCGCGGTTTCCCATTGCCATTCGCTGCCGTTGGAGACATGCGCCTTCTCCGCATTGACGGTGATCTCGTTGCCCCAGTCGAATTTATCACGAGCCGCGTAGTGTCCGAGAATGCCCCACAGGTTCTCCACCTGCGAATACTGCCCACCCATGAGCAGACAGTTGCAGCGCATCCGCCGACTCCACCAGTAGGCCAGTCCCATCGTGCCCGTGCTGCATCCTTTCTGCCGAGGCTTGTACACGAGCAGCCGGCACGGTTGATCATTGTCGAGGCACCACTGCGCGATCTCGAAAAGCCGCCGTTGCAGCCAGTTCGCCGCCAGCGGGATGCCGTCTTGCGAGTCAATGCCGCGCTCCTTGCCGGCCTTATCGATGATATGACCACAGGTTTCCAGCCATGCGCCAGGTTTCCGGCGAATGACGAGTTGATCCATGTCATCGAGGCTCGCGCTCATCCGGGCTTGCCCCCTGTCTTCCGCGCTTCCGCTTCCTTCGCGCAGTCGGCTGCCATCTCCAGGATGCCCGCCCGGTATTCATCGGAGAGCACCATCTTCGCCCGGAGTTCCTGGAGCGTCAGCGGAGCCTTCACCTCCTTCGTCTTCTCTTTTTCGATGGCCTTGCCCACATGATACTCGATCAACGTCTTGAGCGCCTGGAGCCGTGTCTGATGCGCAGGCTGTTCACCGATGGCATCCCCGTCTTTGTTAAAAACCTGCGTGGAGGCCGTCAGCAACTCCTCCAGATTGGCCGTGATCCGTTGCACGGGAAACACGAGCTTCATCGCCTTGTCGAAGTCCATCCCCTCCGGCACTGGCGTTGGCCCAGATGGCTTATCCGGCGCTTTCTTCTCTTCCTCCTGCTTCGGTGGCTCCTCGGGCGCGGACACCTTCTTGACGGGTTTTTTCTTCGTATGCGCGCGATCATGCGCGGGAGGGTTTTTCTCTTTTGGCAGGAGATTTTTAACGTCATGCGTGGCCTTGCCGGCGCTCACATCGTTCAGCATGGATAATGCTGCTGGCCTTGTCTTGTGCGCAAACCAGTGGCGAGAAGGCAGATGCACCACCACCCAGCGCATATTATCAAACAGCCCCGCAGGAGGATCAGGCACCAGCGCAGGCAGCGCCACTCTCGCATCATAGAGATTCACCCGGCCCTTGCCGAGACTCTCAGGCACGACACGGCCAGAAACAACGGGCGGGCTCGCAGGCATGGGCTTCGGTTTTGACATCGTGCCCGCTACCAGACCGCAATTTGGCAAAATGTCCACTGACGCGACACCACCCGCTTGACTTTGGAGTTATTCACAAGTCATCTTGCCGCCGTCCTATGCCTGTCTCGAATGAACCGCAGGCGCATCGCCTCGCCGCCAAGTTGCCGCCACTCGCGCCCGAGGAGGCGGATAAACCGCGTGTTCTCATTCCGGGCGCTCTCCGCCTCACTCGTGAGCAGGAGGATCACATGCTCGAGCACATCAAGCGGCGAAAGGAAAAGCTCACCGCCGACCTCGGCCTGCGCGACTTCTCTTCTCAGGAATGGTATAACCAGGGACTCAGCAGCGACGGACGGCACGAACGAAAGTATCTCGACACGCAGTACATGGCGCTCATGACCTACGCCATGAAATTCGACTGGAGGCCCGCCATCCTCGGCGGCATCTTCACCCAGTCGAATCTCCACGTCCCTCTCACCCGGCGCATTTTGCAGCAGCAGATTGCCAAGCTCATCGCCTACTTCACCGGCACCGATCCGTATTACTCGGTCTATGATGTCGGCAGCGAGGACCGCGACCTCTCCGAAAAGATCGACCGCTGGGTGCGTCACATCCTCGACGGCGAAAACAACACCCGCGCGGACATCGACGCCGGACTGGAGCGCGCCGCGCTCACCTCCGGCGCGTTCTACGCCCTCAGCTACGAAAAGAAATACAGCTACTACCAGCGCGAGGCCGCCGTGCTCGTGGTCAATGGCAAGCCCTACCCTTCCCAGGTGGACGGAGATTACATCATTCAGGGTGAAGACGTGTTCATCGAGCAGCAAGTGCCTGCGGTCGATCCTGCCACCGGGCAGCCTGCCATGGACCCCATGACTGGCGCAGCCGTCATGCAGCCCTCCGGCGTGATGGTCCTGAAACGCGATGGCAAGACCCCGCACCCAGGCACCGAGGAGTATGTGACGCAGCTTATTTGGAAGCGCGCGCTCGTTAGTGAAGGCCCCAAGGCCAAGCTCATTCAACCCGGCGATTTTCTTTATCCGCTGGATGCCGAGTCACTCGACACGGCGGATATTCTCTGGCACCGCACCAGCGAGCCCTTGATTCACCTCATTCATCGCTTTCAGCAGATGGAAGGTGTCAGCCCCGAGCAAATGCTGGAGCAGGTGAAAAAGATGCTGGAGCGGCTCCTTCCCGGAGCCAATACCACCCCCACCGCCGCCGCCAGCCAGGGCCGCGCCGAACTCAGCGAGCCCATGGGCAACCTCGGCACCGACGACGGGGAGCCCCAGCTTAACATTGACCGTGTCTGCCTCCTCTACGACGCCAACGGGGACGGCAATCTGGAAGACCTCCTTGTCCTCGTGACGGAGGACGGCTATCCCATCGCCTACGACTACGTCGCCAATTTCACGCCCGACGCTCGACGCCCCTATCGTCGCCTCCGCATCAATCCCGTCTCTGGCCG